GTATATGGTATATAATAAAGAGTATAGGCATAGTTCTATTCAAAGTTTCACATCATATATAATTATAGATAACAAGGGGATTGACGAATCTATGCCTAGAATTTTTAACGGAGGAGAAGAGGGGTATGCCTAAAAAAATAGCAAAGAAAAAAGCTAAAGGAACTTTATCTGATCAAGATGTATCAAATATAGCAGCTGCAGTAGGTAGCATATTATTCAGATATATACCATCTAATAGAGAATTAAGAGAGAAAATACAAAGAGAATGGCCGGGATCAAGACCAAAGCCAAGAAAACGAGGAGAAGATAAAGTATTTGGTGAGGGTGTAGGATTTAAAAAAGGTGGACCTGCTAAAAAAAGAGCCAAGGGTGGCAAGGTTAAGAAATAATCATGACAGAGATATTCTACGTAGCTATGCTCATCGTATGTTTCAACGGTGAGTGTACAAAGTTTGAAAGTGCTCCTTATTCAAAGAACATAGGAGTAGAACAGTGTCAGAGGATGTTGAAATATACTTTTCAAACACAGGTAGGCCCTTATTATGACAAGATCATAGACTTTGAAAAAGATAATCCTGAAGATATTAAGATAACCTATGCCGGTTGTGATACTACTCAAAGAAGACCAGAGGACAGCAACGATTGGAAGATTACTCCCGATGTGGATAAGGATCTGATACCCAATCCGAATGATTTACGTTGGCAGCAAAACCGGGAAAGGGATGTGTAGTGCAACACAATGGAATACTTGCAGAGAAGAAAAGGGAACTGACAGATAAACAGAAATCGTTTCTTTCTAATCTCTTTGATACCGGTGGTAATATCAATCTGGCTCTTGAAAAAGCTGGATATTCTAAAAATTCACGTAACGTAGTATTAAAGACACTATCAGATGAGATATTAGAGGTAGCCAAAACAGAACTGGCTGCACACTCTGTGCAAGCAATAAATAGAGTAGTAGAGGGAATGAATGATGTGGGAGAGCACCCACGAGCAGAGTTGCGTTTGAAAGCTGCTCAAACGTTGTTAGATAGAGTAGGTATCGGAAAACAAGAAAAAATAGAAATGGAAGGTAAGATTCTTCACGGTGTAGTGTTAATGCCTGCTAAAAAAGAAATGCCTACCGTAACAATAGAAGAGGTGTAGAGGATGGCTGAAGGTAAAACAGTAAACCCTGTTGGGGATGAAATGTGGGAGAAGGGCATAGACCTTTTTGGTCCCGGATTCTGGGGTACAAAGTATACACAAAACCACATAGATAAAATAGTTAAACATCTTGGATATAAAAAACCCCAAGCCCACGGTGGTTCTGTAAAGAAATATGCTAAAGGTGGTGGAGTGAGGAAAGTTAATTATGGCAGAAGTTAAAGTAAAACCTAGAGGACTGAAGAAAATTGATCTTGAAGTAGAACCTCTCGAGGGAGTAACAATTAAACAACGTATTAATTTACAAGATGTATTTAAAAAGGGATGGGAAGGTTTATCCGAATCCCAACTTGAACTTAGAGTTAAAAAACAATTTAATTTACCAAATAATGCCATTATAGATATATCTGGAAACTTGAAAAAAGGTGAAGGAGGTGGTATATTTGCTAATATTAGTATGCCTTTTAATAAAGGTGGATCTGTAAAAAAATATGCCAAAGGTGGGGGTATAAGAAAGGTTAGATATGTCTGAAGAAACCACATGTGAAAACCCGGAGTGCAAATGTGAAGGATGTTCCTGTGATCCTTGTGAATGTACAGAAGAAAATCCTTGTAAGTGTGCATAAGAATATAAGAAAATGAAACATTTGGTAGTAACATAATGAAAATAAATAGAACATCTTCTACTGTACCTTTTGGTTATAAGTTATCTGAAGATCAAAAGGTATATGAACCTGTAGAGAAGGAACTTGAACTGTTAGATAAAGCCTTTGACTATGTACGAACTTGTGGAGCAGCCAAGGCTGCAAGATGGTTGACAGTAGCTTCAGGTAGAAGAATATCTAATCCCGGTTTAACAAAACGTATGAATAAAGGATTACACTTATAGAAACAGAAAAGAAAAAACGAGGTAGACCTCCTAAACAAGAAGGACAGTCAAAAGGTTCCTATAGTTGGTCATCTCGCATGAGAGCCAAACTTGCTACTCAAAAGAAGCTTTCTGCCAAACGGAAAAATGCTGAAAAGCTAACAGAACAGGCAAAAAGAGCTAGATCAGTAGCTAAAAAGGCTCAGGAGGCATCTAAAAAGGTAGATGATGCATTAAAAGGTAGAGGAAAGTCTGTAGTTACAACAGATGATCTAAAACACGTTCCGAAAGCACTGCGAGATCATCTGAAAGACCATGACGTTATATTTAGACCGAATAAAGGACCACAAACTACCTTTTTAGAGTCTCCAGAACGTGATATTTTATATGGTGGAGCTGCTGGAGGTGGTAAATCGTATGCACTTTTAGCTGATTTATTAAGAGATGCATCTAATTCTAACCACCGAGGGCTGTTACTAAGAAGAACACTGGCAGAATTAACAGAGTTAATAGATAAAAGCCAAAAGTTATATACAAAAGCTTTCCCCGGTGCAATATTTAAACAGGCTAAATCTACATGGGAGTTTCCTACGGGTGCTAAAGTATGGTTTTCCTACGTTGATGATGATCGAGACGTAACAAGATACCAAGGACAAGCTTTTAATTGGATAGGAATAGATGAAATAACACAATATCCTACACCATACGTATGGAATTACTTACGATCTAGACTTAGAACAACAGACCCAAGATTAAAAATGTACATGCGTTGTACAGCAAACCCCGGTGGTGTTGGAGGTTGGTGGGTTAAGAAGATGTACTTAGATCATGCACCACCTGATGAACCTTTCTGGGCTAGGGATTTTGACAGTGGAGAAATTCTTAAATATCCACTAGAACATCCTAAAGGAGACGAACCTTTATTTTTAAGAAAGTTTGTACCTGCCAGATTAACAGACAATCCTTATCTGTTTGAAGATGGTCAATATGAGGCAATGTTGATGTCTTTGCCAGAAGTAGAACGAAAAAGACTACTCGATGGAGATTGGGATGTAGCCGAAGGTGCAGCCTTTACAGAGTTTAGTAAAAGTATGCACGTTGTAGAACCATTTGCTATTCCTGAAGGTTGGGCCAGAATAAGATCAGGAGATTATGGATATGCCTCACCTTCCTGTATACTTTGGGGTGCAATTGACTGGGATAACAATATTTGGATATATAGAGAGCTGTACGTTAAAGGATTTACAGGAGAAAGATTAGGAGATACTATCTTGGAGATAGAAAGAGAAGATCCTGTAGTACAACATGCAACTTTGGACTCCTCTTGTTGGAATAAAACAGGTTTGGGTCCCAGTATAGCAGAAACGATGATAAGACGGGGAGTAAGGTGGATACCGGCAGACAGAAATCGAATGGCAGGAAAGATAGAAATACATCGAAGGTTAGCCTGTGATGATTATGGAAATCCTCGTGTACGTATTTTTTCCACTTGCAATAATCTCATCCGAACTATGCCTACATTACCCCTCTCTAAGACAAACCCTGAAGATGTGGATACGAAAGCTGATGACCATGCTTATGATGCGTTGAGGTACATGATGATGAGTAGAACTTTAATAAATGTACACAGTCCTTACAGAATGACAAAGTACACACAGAAATATGAACCCCAAGATCAAACATTTGGATATTAGAAAATGAAAGTAAAAGACCTTATATTAGAAGGAATAGATTATAGAGGAGTTCAAGCAGATGCATTTGGAACTACTAATACAAAATTTTTTAATAGATATATAGATGCTGATCAGGTTTTAAAAACAGGTACAGGATGGACTAAAGCTGCTACAGATTCTTTTAGAAATTATTTAGATGATTGGTCTAAAATAATTTTAAAAGGACAAAAAATTCCCGTTACTGAAATGAATGTAGATGAACTTTTTGGGAATAAAGCATTAATACAGGAATTAGCAGGACATGATTGGAGAGGTAAATCTGGTGTAAGTAAATGGTTTAATCAGTTAAGTGCTGCTGCAACAGAAAGAAATTTAACAAATATTGGTACTGGAAATTTTAGCGGTCAAGTAACTATTCCAGAGACACCAACAGCAGATGCTCATGCAGCATCTAAAAAATATGTAGATGATGCCACTGGTAATGTTGATGTAGCAAAAAGATTAGAGGTTGATGTTAAAAATGTTCATGGTGCTACTTTAGCAAAAGGTACTGTTGTACATGCTGAACCTACTGGAACATTAAGCGGAAACGTTATTGAGGTTGTTGCAGCAGATGCTAATAGTGG